CTATTCTAGCAATTTGTATTCGGAGAACGTGATCACTTCTTCCCCTACCCAACTGTTTATCTCTTTCAAGCGTTCTTGCAGTGGGATTATTTCATTTATAAAAAATACTCGCGTTGCTTTTTCTACATCACCAAAACCGCCTGTGTTATTAGGCACAATTCCCATTAATTGCGGTGGTACACGGTGGGCCGCTAATACATCATCACGACTTGCATTTTTAATATTTAAAAAATCATCTTTTGCCACAGCATCAGACAATGGAATGACTTGCATCCCGTCTTTCTTTCCGTTTGGGATATAAACAAACAAATTCTTAAAGTTGCCAGTGCCTTTTGTTTGTCTGATTTGTGTTTTGATTGCTTCAATGTCGTCTTTGTTTTGTGTCGGGTCGGTCATGTAAATAATTGAACCCGCATGTGCGCCGTTCAAATAATATTTGCGGCGAAATAGCGTTGCACTTTCATTCAAGAAAGCTGATTGTAAAGCCGCGAGATATTCTGGAACGCCATAAATCTCCTGATTCACATCAGGGTTGATCAGATTAAATACAGCATCTTTCTGGAATTCATATTCATCAAAGCCATTCACAATCTGATAAAAAATGCCTTTCTTCACGCCAACGCGCATATATTTTGCAAGGGGTGATTTTAACGCAATCACTTTCCCGAATGTGTTTTCAACCTTTTCAAGGTAAGCATTACCGAATACTAAGTAATCTTGCACCAGTTTTTCTAACTGTGTGCGTGGTAAAAGTGCGGTCGTTTTACAGGTAGAAAGCAAAATGTTTTTCTTCACCGTGATCGCACTGTTATGATGTGCAGATGCATTTAATGCTTTGGCAAGATAACTTAAATTAATCGGCGGGTTATAATATTTCTCATACATCAACACGCTTTCGAAATAATTCAATACTTCTGCACGGTCAAGCACGGGAATAGGTTCACCAAAGCTGAACGCCTGTGCTTGATTCCCCGTAGAAAGTGCGGTTGATTTTTTTGATTTTTTGCTCATTTGGTAATCCTATTCAAAAGTGAAAATGGTTGATTGGTTACTTGATACATCGCCGTTTAAACCATAAGGCACATTTAAAATGCAGTTCATAATTGCCCATGATAAGTCGCCGTGGCTTGCATCTTCTGAACGGTCAGAAACATAAGTAATCTTTCCTGTTCCGGTAATACGTTTTTTGACTGTCATAAAACTGGTGATGATTTCGTTACCATCAAATTTAAGGCGGCGTTTCTGAATTAAGTTTTGCGTTTTTAATACCATCTCATTTTTTAAATCGGCGTTGTAATCAAGACCGATTGCCATTGGATAGAATTTTTTAACTTCTTGGAATACGCCAGAACCCATCCCAGTTTTATCAATCACAATGCGGGTGACATTGTAATCATCACAGAAACTTTTAATTCTGCTCGCTTGTGCTTCATAATCCATGCCGTGAAATGTTTGCCAATGCAAAACACGATAATCACCGCCTTCCACTTTAGGCGGAGCGATGATCGCCAACGCTGCACGGTCGCCAGTAAAGGCAGGGTCATAACCTAACCACACTTCACGATTACCGAATGGGCGTTTATAAAATGGCTTGTAATCGTGCCATTCTTCTAAGCTGTCAACTTGGCAAAGTTGCAAGTCGGCAAATTTAAACGCTGACGTATTATCATCAGCGAATTGACATAGGTATAATTGTTCAAATTCAGCTTTACTGTTTTCTGCAATCAAATTATTAATGTCGAAAAGAGTACAGCCCCCCTCCATCGCATCATAAATACTCACAATTTGTTTCCATTGGCTATCAGCACAAAACTTCCCGTTTTTTAAATTTTCATGAGAAATATCAATTTCAACTTTTTCTGATTTTGGTCGATCTCGATTGAAAGATTTTCCAGAAAAAAAAGCATAAGCCGAATGGGAAATTGTAGAAGGAGTCGAGAAGTAAGTTTGTCGATACATTTTTTGAGAAGCCATAGCTGATGCGACTTTTCGCATCTCTTCAAATTTAGGAACCCAGAAAATTTCATCAAAATATAAATTGCCGTGGTAAGACTGCGCCGTGGCGGAGTTCGTACCAAGAAAGATCAATTCTGCCCCATTTGGCAATTTGATGGTTTCGCCTTTTAAATCCACGTCCGCTGTTTGCTTGGCATAGTTCACAATGTAAGAGCGGAACTGCAACGCCTGTTTTTTACTGGCAGACAAAAAGATTTGATTGTGTCCAGTTGTCAAGGCGTCAATAAAGGCTTCATGAGCGAAATAGTAAGTCGCCCCGATTTGTCGGCTTTTTAAAATATTTCTGATGCGGTTTTCTTTTGCTTTATGCCAAACACGCTGATAATTGAACATCCCATCAAGAAAGCCATTGATCAGTAATTCTTCTTGTTCCTGTTCAATGGCATTTTGTTCTGCTTTCTTCCGTTCGCCTTTGTTTCGATTGGCAAGTTTCGGATTTAAATCCACTTCATTGCCATCACCGAAAGAATATTTTTTCACTCTCGCCATGCGTTCCATTTGGCGACCGAGCAAATCAATTTCTTTATAATCTGCCCCGCTTTTTTCTTCTTTGGCAATCAGCAAATTCAATCTTGTTTCAAGGGCTAATTCAACACGCCCAACGGGGGCGACATCATCCCATTTTTCGCGATCTTTCCAACTTGAAATCGTGGAAGCAGCAATATCAAGCTGACGAGCGATTTCAGCGATTTTATAACCGCTAAAATACATCTGTTGTGCTTTTCTTTTTATTTCCGCCGTTACATCGGGCGAAGCTTGATTGATAACTTGTTCGTCCATTCATCATCCTTTCAATTTACAACCGCATAATAGAAAGGGGCTTGCCGTTAGTCTTTACAGCTCACCTGTGAACAGAAAAGCAACAAAAACAACCCATAGACCGCAAAAATTAAACCTTTCAGAATAATGGCAATCTTTGAGCCAAACCAACCACAGAAAGGACAACCAATGGCAAAAAAATCTAAATGGGTCGTTGTCGCAACCGAAGGTGCAACAACTGACGGCCGCACAATTCAGCGCAACTGGATTGAAGAAATGGCCGAAAGTTATGATCCAAAAAACACCTACGGCGCACGCATCAACCTTGACCACATCAAATTTTCCGTCTATCTCCCTGAACTTGCCAATGCTCACTGCTTTGGTGATGTCTTAGCCTTGAAAGCAGAAGAACGCGAAGATGGCAAATTACAGCTTTTAGCAGAACTCCAACCAACTGACGCACTCATTGCCTTAAACAAAGACGGGCAAAAGGTTTACACGTCCGTTGAAATTGACACCAATTTTGCAGACACAGGCAAGGCATACTTAGTCGGTTTAGCCGTTACGGATAATCCGGCAAGCTTAGGCACAGAGATGTTAAGTTTCTCGCACAATGGCTTAAATGCTCGCAAATTAAAAGCGGAAAACATTTTCACCGCCGCCGTTGAAACGGAATTGGAATTTGTTGAAGAAGCAGAAAAAAAACCATCTGTGTTGGAAAAAATCAAAGCGTTATTTGCGAAAAAAGAAAAATCGGATGATGAACGCTTTGCAGACCAATCCAGTGCCATTGAGCTTTTAGCCGAGCAACAAAAAGACATCTTGGAAAAATTGACCGCACTTCAAGGCGATTTTGCAAATCAACAAAAAGCCATTGAAGAAATGAAAGCGGGCAATGAAGAAATTCATGCAACGTTTGAAGAACTCAAACAAAAGCCGGCACAAGCCGAAAATCCCCGCCCATTAGTTTATGGTGAAGAACCTGAAACTGACGGCCGCTTCTTTTAATTTATCTTAGGAAAAAACCAAATGAATAAATTTACTCAACAAAAATTCCAAGCTTACATTGCCGGTGTTGCACAAGATAACGGCGAAGATGTGGCATTTGTTGCAAATGGCGGGCAATTCACCGTCGAACCAACAATTCAACAAAAGCTTGAAAATGCAGTGCTTGAAAGCTCCGATTTCTTAAAACGCATCAACGTTGTGATGGTGCAAGACATGAAAGGTTCTGCATTGCGTTTAGGCGTACTTTCACCAGTCGCAAGCCGTACAGATACCAACACCAAAGCACGTGAAACCACGGACATCCACAGCTTGCAAGAAAACTTATATTCTTGCGAACAAACCAACTTTGACACGCATTTAAACTATGCAACGTTAGACAGTTGGGCGAAATTCCCTGACTTTGCGGCACGTGTTGGCAAACTTAAAGCAGAACGCATTGCGTTAGACCGTATCATGATCGGTTGGAACGGCACAAGCGTGGCAGCAACAACAAACCGCACATCAAATCCATTATTGCAAGACGTGAACAAAGGTTGGTTGAAACAAATCGAAGATAAAGCAACCGCCCGCGTCATGAAAGAAGCGAAAAGCGGCACAGGCAAAATCGAAATTGGTGAAGGTAAAGAATACAAAAATCTTGATGCATTAGTCTTTGCATTAAAAGAAGATTTCATCCCTGACCAATACCGTGACGACACAAAACTCGTGGCGATTATGGGTAGCGATTTATTAGCGGACAAATACTTCCCGCTTATCAATCAATCAAAACCAAGCGAACAAGCGGCGGGCGATACTGTCATCAGCCAAAAACGTGTTGGCGGTTTACAAGCCGTAACCGTGCCATACTTCCCGAAAGGCACTGTATTGGTGACATCACTCGACAACTTGTCAATCTATGTTCAAGAAGGTCGTGTTCGCCGTCACTTAAAAGACGTGCCGGAACGCAACCGTGTGGAAGATTACTTGTCATCCAATGAAGCTTATGTGGTTGAAAACTACGAAGCAGTGGCGATGGCGAAAAATATCACCGTTCTTGATGCACCAACTCACGCGTAATCATAATGCGACCAACTAAACGTCACTTTCTTGAAGTTTCTGCCGCTATCGCTAATGCGGCAGAAACCGAAGATCTAAGCGACTTTACGGAATACGAAAAAATGTGCCGTATCCTTGGTCGCCATCGAAAGGACCTAAAAAACATCCAATCGACGGAACGCAAAGGCGCATTTAAAAAGCAAATTTTGCCTGACTATCTGCCATGGATTACAGGGGCGTTATCTGCCGGCACAGGCAAACAAGATAACGTCTTGATGACATGGTGCGTGTGGTCGATTGACTGCGGGGAATATCACCTTGCCTTGCAGATTGCTGATTATGCCGTATTCCATGATTTGCGTTTGCCTGAACCGTTTACGCGAACACTTGGCACATTATTGGCGGAAGAATTTGCCGACCAAGCAAAAACCGCACAAGCCGCCAATCAGCCATTTGAAGTGGCTTACTTAGAGCAAGTACAACGCATCACCGCTGAATGTGACATGCCAGATGAAAGCCGTGCGCGATTATTGCGGGAATTAGGTTTGTTATTGGTTGAAAAGAACCCTGAACAAGCCTTGCAATACCTTGAACGTGCTTTAGGGTTAGATCAGAAAGTTGGCGTGAAAGGCGACATTAAAAAATTACGCAAAAAATTAAGCAAAGCCGATGAATAATCGGATTTGATAACGAGCAAACCACGCACCCGCGGGGCGGATAAAAGCGCGGTCAGGTTTCTTTACCTCTTTTCCTGATTGTTGCTCTTTATCCTCACCCCGCTTTTTTATAGGTAGATTTTATGTCAGACGGTGCAATCTCAATCAAACTCGCCCCCGATTATGAGATGGGTGCAGTGCAAAAACAACTGGAAGATTACGGAACAGGTGAAGATATTATTCGGAACGATGATTTTTTTCCTGACATTTCTCTTTCTGCTTTTCGCAATCAATATCGTGCAGACGGCACAGTCACCGAACAACGCTTGCAAGATGCATTGATTGAAGCCATCACCAGTGTGAATGATGAATTATCTACATTCAAAGCACAAAGCGAACATCACTTCCTTGAACAAATCCCCGCACCATCAGTCAACGGCGAAAGCGTGTTGATTTACCGCTATAAACGTGCGGTGAACTGTTTGGCACTCGCGAACCTTTATGAACGTTACGCAAGCTATGACAGCACAAACGATGGTGAAAAAAAAATGGATTTACTCAAAGACAGCATCAACGAATTAAGACGAGACGCACGCTTTGCCATTAGTGACATCATCGGCAAAAGACGGGTCGATGCGGAGTTAATTTAATGGAAGTTTATGCACAACAAAATGACAACTTGGACGCCATTCTTTATCGCTATTTTGGCCGCAGTGAAGGGCTTTTAGAAATTGCGTGCGAATTAAATCCGCACTTAATGGATAAACCCGTCATTCCAATCGGAACACCAGTAATATTGCCCGAAACTGACACGGAAAAGATCAGCGTGGCAAGTGACACTATACAACTTTGGAGCTGATATGCACGACACACCATCAAGAGCGTCTTACACATCAGGATTATTTGCCTTCTTCATCGGACGCATTGCGGATATGTTTTCAAATGTAAATTGGGCAGACGTTGCATCTGTAACAGGTATTGTGATCGGCGTCGCAACATTCCTTGTAAATTGGTATTACAAGAAAAAAGACTTTGAATTAAAAGAAAAAGAATTAAACCAACGGAGCCATCACCATGATTAAACGAACAGCGAAATATGCATGCAGTGTAGTGGCGATTGTAGGATTGGCACTCTCTTTACACGGGCATGAAATTAGAACATCAGAAAAAGGCTTGCTATTGACTGGCAATGCAGAAGGATGTCAAAGAGTGCCATATAACTGCCCTGCCGATGTATTAACATTCGGGTTAGGAACCACAGATGCAGTAGAAAAAGTCATTCCACATAAAGTCTATACAGATGAAGAAATTGCAAATGCCTTTACAAAGGGAATTAAACAAGCCGAAAAATGTGTGAATACGTATGCAAACGGTCAAGCAATGCCGCAAGGTGCATTTGATGCCTTAGTGTCAATTACCTTTAATGCAGGATGCGGGAACTTAAAAAACAGCACGCTTTTTAAAATGGCACGAAAAGGATATAGCAAAGCGATGTGCGGTCAATTTGAACGATGGATTTATGCAAACGGCGTTCCACTGAAAGGCTTAATTGAAAGACGACAAAAGGAGAAAGCATTATGTTTGGGTTCTTAACGAAAAAAGAAAAATACATTTTATTGGTTGGCCCGCTCATGCTTGTAGCGATCATCCTGTTTCAAGGATGGCAAGCAAACCACTGGCGAGCAGAAGCCGCCAAAGAAGAACAATTAAAACAACAATGGGAAGCGTCTTACGTTGCTTTAAATGAAAGCGTGGATAAATTCAACGAGCAACAAAAAGCACTCACGGAAGCCGTGAATCAATTAAAAATCTCTCAAACCAAGCAAACACAGGATTTAAAAAATGCACTTAAAAAACACCAAGACTGGGCTGATACTTTTATCCCTGATGATGTTATCGGCGTGTTCAACAACTCCGAAAATCATTAAACAGCCAATTCTATGCCCGCAAGTTGCAGAATGTACGCCATTTGCCGCCACAATTAAAACAAACGGCGATTTGGCTAATGCTTATCTACAAAGCCAACAAAAGCTAAGTGTATGCGTTGTTGGAAATCAAGCATTAAAAAAATGCATTGATGAATTTAATAAACAGGAAAAACAATGACCGATCAATTTGACCGTGCGCAACAGCTCGAAGAAATGCAACGTGAAATCGCCCTTAAAAAACACCGCACTTTTAAAGCAGTAAGTCGCCTTTATTGTGAAGATTGCGATATTCCCATCCCTGAAAAACGTCGCCAATTAATTCAAGGCGTAACCCGTTGCGTGGATTGTCAGCAAAAATATGAAATGCAACAACGGAATTTCAGAAAATGAGAAAAACAACTCTTTATCTTGCCATTGCCGCTTCATTGCCGTGTTTAGCAAACACGTACACCGTGCCATTTAGAGATGGTCCATTTGGTAAATATTCAAATTACCCTGACGGAAGAATAACAGAAGTATGCATTCATCAAGTAGGTTATTTGATGACGGACACTGGGCATTTGCTTGTTGCCGTAGATAAAGACAACAGACCATTAATTTGCAGAGATACGCAAAATGAAAAAGCCAAACCAACTGCGCAAAATCCTTGAACAAAGTCACCAAGACTTTGTGAAAAACCCTGACCGCTTACAGCTTTATGTTGACGGCGGTCAAGTTGTTGCAACAGGCAGCACATCACTGAGTTTTGAGTATCGTTACACACTCAACATCATCATCACTGATTTCGCCTTTGATATTGCAAGCCTCATCGTGCCGATTAATGCGTACTTACGGAAAAACCAACCAGAACTATTCGAAAATCCGCAACGCCGTGAAAACGCCTTTAAATTCCAAATGGATTACAACAATAACAACACGGCGGACGTGTCGTTTGAAATCCAACTTACCGAACGCGTTGTGGCAAAACAAGTGGGCGAAAACGTGCAGATGACTTATGCCACCGAACCAACCGCACCGGAATGGGAGACACTAGGAAAAATGCGAGTGTATCTAGGGGAAATTGATGAAAGCAATTTAATTTTCAAAGGCGGTGAATAATGGCAACGGTGGAAGAAGTCCAAGCGAAACTAACCGCACTGATTAATAATCTCTCACCGCAAGCCCGCCGTCAGTTGGCCAGAAACATTGGGCAAGCTTTACGAAAAAATCAACAAGCCCGCATCGCACGTCAAGAAAACCCAGACGGCACAGCATTTGAGCCAAGAAAACCAAGAAAAGAATTTGGCAAAAAGAAAGGAAGAATTAAACGAAAAGCCATGTTTGCGAAGTTGAGAACGCCAAGATATTTCAAAATTCAAAGCAATGCCAATGAAGTGTCGGTCGGGTTTAATGGGTCAAGCGCAATGATCGCAAAAGTTCATCAATACGGCTTAATGAGTAGCCCATCAAAAACAAAAGATTTTAAAGTGCGATACCCACAGCGTGAACTGTTAGGCTTTAGCCAAAGCGATTTAGATGTGATTGAAGATTTAGTTTTAGCGCAATTATCTATGTAACTAAATATTTGTTTTGGTATTGTTTGCAGTCAAAACAATTAGCCCGAAAATAAGGGTAAACAATATAGATAAAATAACGCTATCAGTGATAAGCCAAAGAACAAAAATCAACGAGATAATAGGAACAAATGCCACGGTTGCCATACTAAAAACAGCAGAAATAGCAGCAAAAGTTAGACTGCCAGTAAAAAACAAACCTAATCCAATGAATAACGGAATGCCAATTAATGCAAGTATAAGCGACATATATTCTCCTGTTCGTTTGTTTTGTTTAATTATTAAACATAGAAAAATAATTTGTCAATAAAAATAGTGAGTTTTTATGAATAATTTACAATTATCTGTTTTGTTAAATGCCATTGATAAAATGTCAGCACCAGTTCGGAACGCCTCCAAAAGTGTTCGGGAATTGTCTGCGAAGTTGCGTGAAAACAAAAATGCACAACGACAACTAGCACAACAAAACAAACAGCATGCAGAAGCCATAAAACAATATGCTTCAACGATCAACCCGTTGAAAGCAAAATTATCATCTTTAAATAACGAACTGTCTGCGGCAAAACAAAAAGCGGCGTCTTATTCTCAATATTTAAAAAATGCAAAAAATCCAACTGAAGGATTTAAAAAAGAAGTTGAAAAAGCTAGAAGTGCAGTAAAAAAACTCAAACAAGAACAAGTTGCCGCGTCAAATAAATTACAACAGGCAAAACTAGCCTTATCGCAAGCTGGTATTTCAGCTGAAAAATTAGCTCAAAATCAGCGAAACTTACAAAGAAATACGAAAGCGGCAACAGATCAAATCAAACACCAAGAAGAAGCGTTGAAAAAACTGAACGCCAAACAAGCTGCCTATAATCGCTATCGCGGACAAGTTGAAAAATTAAAAGATATCAGTGGTAAAGCACAAATTATTGGTGCGCAATCCATGGCGGCAGGTGCGACAATTACTGCGCCGATCGCCAACGTCACAAAAGATTTTATGACTTTTGAAGATGCCATGATCGGTGTCGCTCGTCAGGTCGATGGATTAAAAGATAAATCAGGGAACTTTACGCAAGAATTTGACCAATGGAAAATCAAAATTCATGACCTATCAAAAGAATTGCCGCTCACAACCGTGCAAATTGCCAACATGATTGAAAGTGCAGCACGAATGGACATTGCAAAAGATGAACTTGAAGATTTTGTAAGATTGAATACACAAATGGCAATCGCATTTGATGCCCAAAATCCAGATGAATTGGTTGAGTCATTTGGAAAAGTGAGCAAAAACTTCAACCTAACGCAAAAACAAACAAAAGAGCTTGCTGACACAATCAACTACTTAGATGATAACGCCATATCTAAAGGGACAGGTATCATCGGCTATATGAACCGTGTTGCAGGTATCGCTGCCATAGCTAAAATTACCGATAAAAATATGGCGGCCTTGGGCTCTACCTTGCAGACATTAGGGGCGGAAGAAGAAGATAGTGCCACCGCTGTTACAACTATTTTTACTCGATTAGGTGTGGCCGGAAATCACGAAGAAGTTGATGGTGCATTGAAAAAACTCAAATTAAATCCACAAAAAATAGCAAAAGGAATGGCAAAAGATGCACAAAGCACATTAATGCTTATCGTCAATAAAATTAAGGGATTGGACGATGATGCAAAAAGCGATGTAATGAAAGGTCTTGTCGGCATCCCACATATTAAAACCATCTCAAAACTTGTGGCAAATACTGAAGAATGGCGCAGACAAATTGAACTGGCAAATAGCGAAGCAGCGAAAGGATCAATGGGGCGTGAATTTGACACAAGAATGAAAGCTTTGTCTGCATCAACTCAAATTTTCACAAATCGCTTATTTAACTTGAAAACGGCAATTGGCGGCACACTCGCCCCAACCTTACACAACATCTTAGATAAGTTGGGCGGTGTAGTTGATAAATTTAAGGCTTGGATTGAAACAAACCCAGAACTTGCTAGAAAAATTTTACTTGTCGCATCAGCATTAGGGACAACACTTACTGCATTTGGTGCACTAAGTCTTGCATTAAGCTTTGTTTTATATCCTATGGCACGAGTTGCACTTGGATTCGGGAAACTCACCGGGCTAAATACGCTGCTTGCAAAAAGCTTTAATTACACGACAAAGGCAGCAATCGCATCTAATAAAAATTTACTCTCATTCCGAGGGTGGTCAAATATTTTTTCATCAGCACAAACAACCCTAACAGGCTTTCTAGGGAAAATCACTAAACTAAATACACTAAAAGTATTATTAGGCGCATTGAAAGCATGGACAATGCCTGTGAGGATGATTTTTATCGGGTTAAGTTCATCTATCTCATTTTTACTCTCCCCTATTGGTGTAGTGGTTGCTGCAGTAGTTGGAGCGGGAATTTATATTTATAAAAGCTGGGAAAAAGTAAAATCTTTCTTCGGCGGGTTCTTAAATGGGTTGCAATCAGGATTACAGCCCGTCATCGACAAATTCAAACCGTTTGTCGGATGGATTGAAAGTGTATTTAACTGGTTTACAAATCTTCTTTCGCCAATCCAAAGCACAAAAGAAGATTTAGATGCCGCCGCAAGTGCAGGTAAACAATTTGGCGAATGGGTCGCTTTTGGCATTGATTTAGCATTAAAACCACTTCAACTATTAATTGATGGCGTGAAGTGGTTGATTGATAATCTACCTAAAATCAACGAGCAAAATCAAAAAGCCAAAGCATTAAAAGAAGAAACCATGAAAGCCGCGTTTGGAAATGGCGTGCTTGGTCAAACCATGGCAGCAATGGCAGATATTCCAGAATACGCAAAAGGCGGTTACACAGGAAATGGCGGCAAATATCAACCGATGGGCATTGTTCATGGCGGTGAATATGTTATGACCAAAGAAGCCACAAACCGTCTTGGCATCGCTACGCTGAACGCCTTAAATTACGGCAAGCAAGCTTTAATTGCGGGCGGTTTAGGTATTGGACTTGCCACAGCAGCACCAATTCAGGTGGATAGCCGACCGCCAATTTCAGCACGTCCAAGCATCAGCCAAACCATACAACCAATGGCGGTCAATATCACCATAAATGCACAAGCAGGGCAAAACGAACGACAAATCGCCCAACTTGTTGCCGCCGAGCTTGAACGAATCAACCGACAACAACAAGCAAGGGCAAGAAGTCGAATGACAGATCGGACATAAAAAATAAAAGGGCGAAAGCCCTTTTTTGTTACCACCTTTTTCACACTCCCCCACACTCGCAAAATTAAACAAACTCACCAAAAATAGGGGCAATTATTACAAGTAGAAATCCGCCCATGTCAGCCGATAACAACCGCAGAATTGAAAGCATCATCCGCTTTGGCTTAATTGCCGAAGTCGATCATGCACAAGCGAAAGCACGGGTAAAGTGCGGTGAAATATTAACGGATTTTATACCATTCATCACAATGCGATCAGGTACGACAAAAACATGGTCGCCGCCAACACAAGGCGAACAATGTGTCATCTTGGCGGCAAGCGGTGAACTGACAACAGCGTGCATCATCACAGGGCTTTACACTCAAAACAGTCCAAGCCATTCAGCCGATGAACACGTGATCGAATTTGCCGATGGCGCAAAAATCACATACAACCAAGCCAACAGCGATTTGGTTGTGACAGGAATCAAAGCCGCCAACATCAAAGCCGCGAATCAAATCAATATTGACTGCACCACTGTCAACATTAAAGGCAATGTAAATATTGATGGGAAAGTGACATCAACTGGCGACATGATAGCGGGCGGAATTAGTCAGATGACGCATAAACACAAAGATGTGTCGAAAGGTAAAGATAAAACTGGAGAGCCTGAATAATGAATCGATTTACAGGCGAGAAAATCACAAGCGAAACGGAACACATCAAACAGTCAATTGCAGACATTTTATTGACACCCATCGGCTCTCGTTTACAACGCCGAGATTATGGCAGTCGTATTCCGGAACTCATTGACAGACCAATGAATCACGCTTTGTTGCTCCAACTTGCCGCAAGTGCGGTGATGGCATTGCACAAATGGGAACCACGCGTGACGATTAGCCAATTTAAACTACAACTTACAGAAAACGGCATCACTTGCTCTATCGTGGGCAGAACAAGAAATCAAAACAACGTCATCAATTATGATGATGTATGGCTAGGCGGTAAGAATGAGCGAATTAGTTGATTTAAAAAAACTACCCGCACCCAAAGTTGTGCAGGAACTCAGTTATGAAACCTTACTTACGCAGAGAAAAGAAAAGTTTCTGTCATTACAAGAAAGTGATGAGATGCGGCAACATTGGCAAGCTCGCTTACAATTGGAGAGCGAGCCAGTAGTTAAATTGCTAGAAGAAAATGCTTATCTAGAACTCTTGCTAAGAACAAATATTAATGAATCTGCCAAAGCCGTAATGCTTGCCTATGCGACAGGCTCAGATTTAGATCAATTAGGGGCATTATTTGGCGTTACTCGATTAATTCTTCAAGCCGAAGATTTAAAAAGCAATCCACCTACCACAGCAAAATATGAAGATGACGAACGCTTTCGAACACGCATTCAAATGTCATTAGAAGGATTAACCACAGCCGGCAGTCGTGCAAGCTATGAATTCCATGCACTTTCCACGTCGGCAAAAATAAAAGATGTTGACGTGACAAGCCAAACGGCCGGCACGGTGAAAGTCGCTATATTGTCAACAGAAGGGCAAGGAACAGCAGACGGAGATTTAATTAAAGCGGTAAAAGAACAGTTGAATGCCGAGCATATCCGCCCTCTAACCGATACAGTATTAGTCGAAAGTGCAGTAATTTTAACTTATGAAATTCAAGCAACCATTACACTTTATCCATCAGTACTAGAAAGCGTTGTAATGGGAAATGTCAACCAAGCCATTGCAAGTTATGTAAATAAGCAACATTCACTTGGCATTGATATTACTCGCTCAGGCATCTATGCCGCACTACATCAAGAAGGTGTGCAGAACGTTAAACTAACTAAACCGATAGATGATTTAATCGTACAACCACACCAAGCGGCGTATTGCACACAAATACAAGTCAATTTAGGCGGTAGAGATGAATAGTTATCTATTGCCGACAGGGTCAAGCAAGCTAGAAAAACAATTATCTAATACGTTTTCTGCCATTTCTGAAATTCCAGTACCTATTTGTCTTTTATGGAGCGCTGAAAATTGCCCCGTGAATTTATTGCCGTGGCTTGCTTGGTCGCTCTCAATTGATGAATGGGACGACGACTGGAGTGAAGAGAATAAACGGCAAGCCATTTTAAATAGCATTCACGTTCACAAGCATAAAGGAACAATTTCAGCCATTCGACGCGTGATGAAGTCAGTGGGTTATGGCGAAGTGGATATTATAGAAAACCAATCACTTAAAACATGGAATGGTGAACTAAGTTTTGATGGTTCAGAGACCTTTGAGCATGAAGGAATGCACTGGGCAGAATACAAAATTGTGTTACATCAGCCCATTACTATTGAAGAATCAAAGCAAGTGCGGCGGATTTTAAATGAAAATGCCCCTGCACGTTGTCATTTGGTTGCGTTTAATTTTACAAGGGCCGGTCATCGTTGGGATGGCAACATCAATTTTGACGGAAACTTTACTTTTGGAGAAGTATAAATGGGGAAAATTACAGAACAATCACAATGGGAAGATGATGTCTATCTCATTGAAAAACAAGACAAGGTATTAGGTGGCGAACTTGGCGTAATTAACGTACAAGCTAAACAACTCGCCAACCGAACCAAATATTTAAAAGGTCAAGTGGACATCATTAACCAAGACCGCACAGGCTACGCCCCAAAAGCTAGTCCAGAGTTCACAGGCTTCCCAACCGCACCCACAGCTAATTCAGGCACAAACAACGCACAAATCGCCACAACTGCATTTGTGAAAAACGCAATCGCCGCATTGGTGGGTTCTGCGCCTGCAGCATTAGACACATTGGAAGAATTGGCACGAGCATTAGCAGGTGATGCAAACTTAAAAGCAACTTTGCTTGCAGCAATCGGGGAAAAAGCCAATGCCACTGATTTTAATGCCTTACATGATTTATTTATTGGCATCCCTATTCCTTACCCACTCTCTACCGTGCCGACAGGATGCCTAGCCATGAATGGCCAAAGATTTGACAAATCACGTTATCCTAAGCTTGCGTTGAAATACCCATCAGGCACACTCCCTGATATGCGGGGTGAATTTATTCGCGGCTTGGATAATGGAAGAAATATTGATTCGGGGCGAGGGATATTGTCATCTCAATCTGACGAGATCAGATCTCATACTCATAAGTTCAGATATGTTGGCCAGAATCAAAGAGCAGAATCAAACAGAACTAATATTATTGACCAACTGACAGTAGGCGATTCAGTATTCAGAACAGATAGACCAAATGATGCAATCATCAAAGTGGCGAACGAATCTGATGTGAAATATGGGAAAACACCGTTCGCCGATGTATCAATTTATATCAATAATGCGGGAGGGGCGGAAACTAGACCACGCAACATCGCCTATCACTACATCTGTTTAGCCGAATAAGGAGCAAAAATGACCGTAACATTTAATCAAGAAGGTTTTGCCCAAAACAGCGGTGAAATCACCGTGTATTGCACTGACGCACAAGGGATTTACACCAAAGAAACAACCGAGTATGTCAGCGCAGGCGGAAGTCTTGCGGCGGGCAGTTATTTAGATGCACCGCCAAAACCCAAACAAGGCTTTGTCATTGTGCGAGCAGATAACAGTTGGCAATATCAAGCAGATCACCGTGGCACATATTACAGCAAGGAAACAGGCGAAAAAGTAGAACATACCGCACTAGGTGAACTACCTGATAATTTAACCGCACTTGCACCGTTTGCCGAGCCTTGCAAGTGGAATGGCACAGGATGGGTAAAAGATGAAGCGAAAATTGTCGAGCTGTTTATGCAACGCAAAGAAACCTTACTCGCCACGCTTGCCGATAAAGCCGATACGCTTAAATCTAGCTTGCTGGTTGGCTATCCGCAAACAGAGATTGAAAGCTTCTATCGCCAAGAGAAAGAAGCCTTAGCATGGAAGGCTGATAATAAAGCTGACACCCCAATGCTTAAACAAATTGCTAGAGTTCGCGGCGTTCCTTTTGAAGTACTGGTTGAGAAAGTTATCGAGAAAGCATCGCAATTTGCTGTCGCTATTGGTGTGATTATCGGACAGCGTCAAGCCTTTGAAGATAAATTGTTGGCCTTATCATCTCAAAAAGAATTAGATGCACTGAAAAAGGAAATTGAAGAATGGAAATTCCAAGCAAATTAAGACTTTACGCTTATCATAATCTGATTGCTATCGACCAACTATTCAATGCCTTAACAGGTGGCGCAGCAGACGAAACATTATCAAGTCGCGCCTATCGCGGAGCGATATTAGCTGAACAACCGAAAAAACGGTGGCGTGTACTCTATCGTTTCATCAATGGATTGTTTAGAGATAAAAATCATTGCAAAACCGCATACGAAAGCGAAATAAACGGCAAACAGCGCGATTATCGGTTCAATCAAGGGAATGAAAAATGAATGAAATAATTTTTGATTGGATCCGTGGGGATGATGAATTCGAAACACTCATTTTCAATAATGATGACGACACCCCAATGGACTTTACAGGGAGTCAATTTGATTTGCATATTGTGCCGGAACGAAGTCAATCAGAAACCATTAAGCTATCAACATCAAATGGCTTAACCGTTAAAGAAAACGAAATCACACTGCACGTGTCGCACGATCAAACAGAAAATGCAGATTGGTCGGTGGCAAGTTGGGATTTGCAACAAACTGACAAGAACGGATTAATTAGCACCCTTTGCGGTGGCAAAGTGCGGTTAAAACGGGATGTTACAAGGGGGTGAAATGTGTATAAAAACTAAGGCGAAAGCCAAACACAAAGTGACACTCAAGCCTAAACAACAACACAAAATCACCGTTCAAAAAGGATATGCCAATATAGGCGGTGATCTTGACACAAGCAAATTACCAAACATCAACGAATTAATTATTCACTACAACATCGGAGCGCTTTAATGGCAAGACAAGAATTTAATCAAACAATCACAGAATTTGCAGAATTTGTCGGCATGAAAGATAAGGAGATTATGAAACTTCTCGGCATCATGCAACAACTGACGACAACAGAGAAAGATACGATTGTTGGTGCAATCAATGAGATGAATCAGCGAATCAACAGTCTATCAAGTAATGCGGCCGGCATTAATGATAGCGCAACAAATGAAACAGCAACATTGTCGGCCAAGAAAATTCTTGAGCTTTTAAACCAAGCGAAAGCCGATGTCAAAAATGAGCTTTTAGGCGGTCAAGTTGACGCGAGCATTTGACACAATCAAAGAGCTTGGCGATATGTTGAAGAACATTCAAACAGGCGAAGATGGCTTAAATAAATTGGTTCAAAAAATCACAATGACAAACCAATCTTTAGCAATGCTTGTTGGTAAATTTACAGTGTTAGATGGAATTAACCTTAAAGAAGCCTACAATAGAGGATATAACCGATAATGGGATTTGATACATCAGTCAAAGATTTTGCCGAATTTATGGGGAGTGAAGTTAGACGAGTTGAGAATAAAATTCCGACTGGCATTTCTGCACAACCTACAAATTCTAATATCATCACTGGAGACGGCAGACCCGATAAACCTGACACAACAAGGTTTCTTAATGGGTCTAACGTTTATGAAAATAAGATTAAAGGTAATGAGCCAAACGGAACTTTTTATAACTCAACAAACGGTGCAGGCGTTGGAGCATACCTATGGCAAAAGCAAAATGGACAGTGGACTGTTATATCGGGTGATACAGGTATTAGACGACTATCTAACATTTCTGTAAATATTAAAGAAGGGGCTATTCATTTAAGACGAGTGAATAACAGAGTTGAGTGTTCTTTCTATGCGGGGCGTTGGGACACTATTTCTTTTTACGGGAGCAGTAATCCTAAATTCACGAGGAAAAATCACGCCAAGCGAATGGATATTTTACCCCCTCCGAGAATACCAGTTGGCTTCCGTACACGCACGCCTATTATGCTTCCGTTTTATAGCGATGACGGCGATGAAATTGCTACTGTATATGTTGCTAGTATAGGCGATAGAGCTTATATTGAGTTAAGATTTAGGGATAAAGTACCAACAACAGACCTTGATTATATGCGTCTTCCAGTCGTCAGTTGGATAACTGACGACCCATTCCCTGAAGTTCTGCCTTAATTTAAATAAAATGCGGTCAATTTTGGCCGCATTTTGTTACCCCGTTTTTCACACTTCCAACCGCTCGCACTGCCACATTCTCTCGATCACAATAAAGACATTATTTAACCAATAGAAACCATAGGGCTAAAATATGTCTGATGAATATCTCCATGGGGTCAAGGTAACGGAAATCGCCGAAGCCTTGCGAACACTCACCACATCATCCACTGCCGTGATCGGTTTAGTGGCAACGGCAGCAGATGCAGATGCAACTGTTTTCCCACTCAATAAACCCACTCTTTTAACAGGTATCACCGCCGAAGTCCAAGCGAAAGCCGGTAAACAAGGCACATTATCCCGTGCATTAGATGGCATTGCGGACATTGTTAATTGTAAAGTGGTCGTTATTCGCGTGGAAGAAAGCGAAGATGAAAGCACCATGAAAGCAAACGTCATCGGCGCAGTGGACAGCGAAGGCAATTACACTGGCTTGAAAGCGTTCTTGGTATCTGCTGCCGTTTGTGGCGTGAAACCGCGTATTTTCTGCGTGCCGAAGTATGACAGCCAAGATGTCACCACCGAGCTTTTAAGTGTGGCAAAAAAACTGAATGGCTTTGTGTATGCATCGTGCGGTTCAGCAAAAACCAAAGAAGAAGCGGTGACTTATCGCCGTAATTTCTCACAGCGTGAATTAATGCTGATCTTTGGTGACTTCTTGTCTTTTAACCCAAACACTAAAGCAACCGAAGTGGATTATGCAGTTGTCCGCGCGGCGGCAATGCGAGCGTATCAAGATAAAGAATACGGCTGGCACACTTGCATTTCTAACAAAGGTTTAACTGGCGTCACTGGCGTGACTAAACCACTTTCATTTGACATAAACGACAGTGCGACCGATGTCAACTATCTGAACGAACAAGGAATCACTTGTTGCGTTAATCACAATGGCTTCAAGTTGTGGGGTTTACGCACCTGTTCAGCCGATAAATTATTCATCTACGAAAACTACACCCGCACCGCACAAGTGTTGAAAGACACCATCGCACAATCATTTGATTGGGCCGTAGATAAAAACATCAGTGTGATGTTGGTGAAAGAAATCGTGGAAGCGATCAATGCGAAATGGCGTGAATATGTGGCGAAAGGTTACTTAATCGGCGGTAAAGCATTTATCAATTCATCACTGAACACCGCCGCCACCTTAAAAGATGCAAAACTGCTTGTGTCTTATGATTACTGTCCTGTTCCGCCATTAGAACAATTAGGCTTTAACCAATACATCAGCGATGAATACCTTGTGGAATTCGCCGCAGAGATTGCCAAAGTAGGAGCATAACAAATGGCTTTACCACGTAAATTAAAACTCATGAACTTCTTGGCGGACGGTAATTCTTACCGTGGCCAAGTCACCGAAATCACACAACCTAAATTGGCAATGAAACTGGAAGAATACCGTGCAGGCGGCATGATTGGTCCAGTGAAAGTGAATTTAGGCGTGGAAGGCTTGGAAGCGCAATTCAAAATGGGCGGTTATATGACCGAACTCATTAAAGAATTTGGCGGCAAAATTGACGGTTCAGCATTACGCTTTGCGGGTGCATACCAACAAGACGACACCGAAGAAGTCACCGCCATTGAATTGATTATGCGCGGTCGTTTCAGCGAAATTGACAACGGCACAAGCAAATCAGGCGATGACACCGAACAAAGCTACACCGTGCCATTAACCTATTACAAAATCATCGAAAACGGCAAAGATTTGGTCGAGATTGATTTACTCAACTCAATCTTTATTGTCGGCGGCACTGACCGATTGGCAGAACACCGTTCAGCGATTGGCATCTAATCTCCACCTAGCCCCGCAAGGGGCTTTTATTAAATCACTCCACCACGCTTAAGCGTGGCATTTTTAAAGGTATAAAAAATGAAAAACGAAAACAGCAAAGTGATCACATTAACGAATCCGCTTGTGCGTGGCGAAACTAAAATCACCGAAATCACAGTAAACAAACCAACCGTGCCGGCATTAAAAGGCTTGAAAATGTTTGACGTGTTACAAATGGACGTGGACGCATTACAAGTGTTACTCACACGCGTGACAAATCCTGTGTTGCACAAATCTGACTTTTCCACAATGGAAGTGGCAGACTTCACCGAGCTTGCGGCGGTGGCTGTCGGTTTTTTAGGGAAGAATTCGGAAGCGGAAGCGACCGAATAATGATTGCCGCCACGGTAGAAGATGCCATGGCGGACATTGCATTAATTTTCCATTGGCAACCACAAGCCTTTGAGCAAATGACATTTGCCGAATTAATGACATGGCGAGAAAAAGCAAGGGAACGAAATGAAACAGAAAATGATTGATTATGTATTAAATATGCCACGGCATATTGTGTGGCGTGGAATCTTTATTCTTTCCATCTCATTTTGGTTGCTTGTGATTTTCGGTATTGCATTTCTCTTTCGCTAATTCACCAAGTGCGGTCAGAAATCACGGTTTTTTTTGACCGCACTTTTCTTTAGGATAAAACATGAAATCAATTCTAATCTTCTTTTTCTATTTTTTGTCAATCATTGTCGTCACAGTGTGCGCAACATTTTTGATGTATCACAAAATTGACGGTTGGCCGTTACTAATTTTTATTGATGTTTTATTGCTATTAACTAAATTAACAGTCAAGGAATAAATCATGTTTCAAAACTTTGCTTTAGCCGCACTTGGTATGTTCGTTTTTACACGGCAAACCGTGCCTTTCCAAAGCTTAGACCGCACATCAACGTGGCGACATCCAACCAATGCGATTGTGGGCGCCATGCCGAAATCACAATTCACCGGTAAGGAAAGCGAAACCGTGACAATCGGCGGGCGACTAATCCCCGAAATCACGGGCGGCAGATTTTCCATTAAAGCGTTGGAATTAATGGCAGACAGTGGCGGTGCCTTTCCACTGATTGACGGTGCAACCTTTGAAATCATCGGCTTTTTTGTGATCGAAAACATCCAAGAAACCCGCACAGAATTCTTTGGCGATGGCGCACCACGTGCCATTGACTTCACCATGAACTTAAAACGCACTGACGATCCGATGTTGATTGCCATTGCAGACAGTTTAATGAGTAATCTGTAATGTTAGGCTTAGATTTTAACGACAATCACCGCACACCCGCTTTTAAAGTGGTGATCACCACGAAAGACAACAAACAGCAAGACATCACGCAAGTGGTATCAAGCCGACTAATCAATTTGTCTTTAACCGATAATCGCGGCTTAGAAGCGGATACACTCGACTTAGAATTATCCGACCATGACGGCAAACTGGCTTTGCCGCCACGCAATGCCACAATCAGCCTTGCACTTGGTTGGAAAGGCGCACCACTGATTGACAAAGGCAAATATTCAGTCGATGAAGTGCAGTTTTCGGGCGGTGCATCATCTGCCGATAAGCTCACCATTCGAGCAAGAGCGGCAGATTTAAAAGGCACGTTCACCGAACAAAAAGAGCGGTCATTCCATAAGAAGAAATTGGGCGAAATCGTCAACGAAATTGCACAGGGAAACAAGCTTAAAAGCCAAGTGGCAAAAGAGCTTGCTAACCGATTAATCGACCACATCGACCAAACCAACGAAAGCGACATCAATTTGCTGACACGACTTGCAGAAGAACACGGGGCAATGTGTACGGTGAAAAATGGCACGTTGCTCTTTATGCCATTAGGCAAAGCAAAAACCGCCACAGGAAAAGATATTCCACTGCGTAAAATCACCCGCAAGAATGGCGACAACTACAATTTTTCCATCGCTGAAAGTGAAAACTACAAAGCCGTGCGCGCATATTGGCACGATACGGACAGCGGCAAGCGGGGCGAAATCACGGTGGATGAAAACACCAAGATTGTGAAAAAACAGCGAATGACGAAAGGCAGAACGCTGAAAAACGGCACCGTGAAAGGCAGACGATTAAGCAAACGCAAATACAACGAAATTGAGCAACAAGAACCCATTACAAGTGACAGTTCTCAAATAAAATCACTGCGACACACCTACGCAAGCGAAAAAACAGCCATTACTGCTGCCAAGTCCGCTTTTGATAAGTTAAAACGTGGCGTGGCAACTTTTAGCCTTAATCTCGCCTTTGGTGAACCTGATTTAATGCCAGAAACGCCGATTGAACTTTCAGGCTTTAAAGCCGAAATTGATGCAACAAATTGGCTGATCACAAGAGTGACGCACAATCTTTCAGATGGCGGCTTTACCAGTCAAATTGAATGCGAATTGAAAGTGGAAGATGAAGAAGTGGAAGTGAAGAAGGTGAAAAAATAAAGCGGTCGATTGACCGCTTTATTCTTTTTAGCTAACTAACCATTTTAATAAGCCAGCCATTGTGGCAAGCAAGAATAACAATACGCCTATAACAGAGCGGACGATCCATTTTGTTTGGCTATCAAATTTACCAAACAATTCAGCCTTCATTCCTTGCAAGTCGGCTTTTGTCGCATTATTCGATTTTAACACTTCAAGATCTGTATTGACTTTAGAAAGTCGTTCTTCTAACTTTTCAACTCTTTTTTCTAGATTAGACATTGGGGGTTCTCCTCCATCAAATCCAACAGGGGTAATACGTGGCGTTTCGTCAGGGACAACATAAAGATGATTTGGTTTAGACATTATTTTATTCCTTTTTATCTTGTTCTTCACGTTTTAATCTTTTGTATTCCATTTTCACAAATTCCGCATCAAATGTTCGTAAGAATCCGCAATTCTCACAACGGAAAAGAAATACCCCACTTGCACCTTGTCTAATCCCTTTCATTTCTCCTTTTGCATCAATGGTTGTATAAATAAACCCTAAGCCAACATTGTCATTCTCATCTGGCGATTTTTGGATTTCACCATCCTTGATTACAGTGGCTCGTTGTTCCATACCAAATGATTTATATTGATAAACGTCTTTCCGACAGCAGGGACAATATGGCCCAATCTTCTTCATGTTTAAATATTCATTAAACATATCAGATGTAAATAAATAATCTTCATTATCTTGCATTTATAACTCCTACCACTTCGTTCACTGACAAATACTCTCACAAGGCACGCCATCGTGGTCACGATCGAGTTTGTGCATGCCGCACTCCCTTAAATGGAATTTAGCATCATCGCAATTATCCATGTCCTTACAAGTACGTTTCCCATCACTACAACTAAACTGTTCTGCATCTGCTTTTTTACTTTTTGCAAAAGTTGCTGTTGAGAAAGCAAGGGAAAGTGCGGTTAAAATTAAGAATAGTTTTTTCATTGTAGAATTTCTCCCGTCTCAAGCATATAGAAAAAAGCATCTTCATAAATGATTTTTACACCGTGCTTTTCTGCTTTTGCTAATTTAGATGGGCCGACTGTTTTGGACTTCTCACAGATAACCAAAAAATCAGTTTTACTGGAGACATCTGAAACAACTCGCAAATTGTGATCGATTGCGAGTTGTGTCATCTCTTCTTTTGCGGCAGCTTTAAATCCACTAAAACAAAACGTAACAGAAAGGCAAGGTGGATTTTTCTTTAATTCCCGCTTTTGAGAATTGATTAAGCTATCGTAAAGGTGAAACTTATCATCGGGAACGTTCAAAGCATATTGTTTCGCATCTTCAATATTGTCAAACTCTTGAATTATTCTGTCATGACGAAGTGTCAATACTCTGGCATAAGCGTGACAATAGCCAATTAAGTAAACATCATTTTCGACAATATTGGTGATGTGAAATGCATTAACTTCCTTGTGAGCATTCATGTAAACAACAAACTTTTCTGTTGCCATTTTTATTCCTACCACTTCCGCCACTTCATCGGCATGCTGAATATTACTCTGCCATGGATAAACACGTCATCATCTTGCGTGAATGTCCATTCTTTGTAGGTTGGGTTGTCGGAAATGACGAGCATTTCTTTTCCCACTTTTTGCAAACGCTTGATGAATGTTTGGCCATCAAAGGTGAACACGTAAAGCCCATCGGCGGCAAAGTAATTTTCGGAAATATCCACATAAAGCAGATCGCCGCTTTCAAGGGTTGGCGCCATGCTGTCGCCTTTTACGGTGATCAACTTCAAATGTTTTGCATCAGCACGTCCGAATTGTTGACGGAAGAACGTTAAATCAAATTCTTGTGAAAGTAAGCCTTGTTCGGTTGGGCTTAAATACGCCCCGTTTCCGGCACTCGCTTCCACGTCCAAAATATCAATCCGCACTGTATTTGGGTTTTGCGGTTCGCTCACTTCTACAATGCGATAAGACGGATCAGGGTCGCCTTCACCTGTTTTTAACCAATGCGGGTCCACATTAAGTGCGGTCGCAATTTCTAAGATTTTTTTAGGGTTTCTAGTTTCGCCACTCAAAATCTTAAAAACAGAAGGCTGCTTAATGCCGATTAATCTTGCCAATTCCGCTTGGGATATGCCTTTTTCATACATTAATGAAGTCAAGCGTTCAGATAAAGTTGCCATAATTTCTCCTATATTTTGATTTTATAACTAAAGCTATAGAAAATAAATTTTCATTTAGCTATTGACTATAGATAGTCAAACCTATAATCTATAGCTAAAACTTAGTTATAGGAAATTATTTATGAACATTTTTATAGTTAAAGCAATAAAAAAAGCTGGCGGGCAATCAGCGTTAGCTAAAAAATGCGGCGTTAGTCAGCCAACTGTAAATCAGTGGCTAAAGGGTGGAAAAATGGATGTGAAATATATTCCCGCCCTTATCAAAGCAACAGAAGGCAAAGTAAGAGCCGAAGATTTACGCCCCGATGTGGATTGGGCAGTGATTCGGAATAGTTAAACAATGTGAACAAACACCGGAAGACGATGGCAATACTAGCCAGTTTTTTGTTTTAACAGTGGCGGCAACGCCACAATGCCGATGGCATAAAACATGGCTTTTAACGAGGCGTATTGCTTAATGGCTTGTTGCGGAACTTCGCTGAAATTAAAGCCAAATTGTTGTAGTTCCGCTTGGCTGAAACTACCGAGTGCAAAGACAAAAATGCAAACGCCACATAAGTAGGAATGTTGTCCTTGAATGTGCAAGTGTTTGGTGTACGGAATCGTTTTTTTATATACCCAATAAATCACGAATGACATCAACAGCAATATAACAAGTTGAATATCGGCATTGATTTCCGGCACAAGTGCAAAGCGAGTGTAGACATAAACTAACCCGAATGTCGCCCAATAAGCCACGGTATCAATGATGATGCCTTTCGCAAAAATCAGGTGTTTTTTTATTTTTTCGAACATAGGAGTGCCTTATGGCTAAAAAAGTGGATGAACAATTATGGGTTCGCGTATTGGAACTTGAACAAGCCTTGAAAGACCAGGAAAAACAAACCAAGCAAAGAATAGACGAACTGGGACAGCAATACCATGATCACCATAACCATTTACCAGCTTTATGTTTTATCTGCGCTGTAATAGGAACGTTCTGTGCATTCCAATTTTTTAGATAGCAAAAGTATAACAAAGTAAACAAAAACAACAAGGAAAAGGGTGTGGCGAAAACAGAAAAAAAACGCGAACTAAAATCTGAAATTATTGCATTTCGTGTGACGGCAAGTTTTAAAGAAAAGTTACAAGAAATGGCTCAAGCGGATAAACGGGAATTGAATGATTTTATCCGTTTGAAATTGGAAGAATGTATTAATTAATGGGTCAGTGATTCGGAATAGTTAAACAATAAAAGGTGATAAATAGTGAACGTAGATCATAAATGCGCAAATTGCGGAAGCAACAACATCCGTGTGCGAACTTCCGAAAAGATCGGTTTATTGTCAATCGACGTGTTGGCTTACTGCAACAACTGCGGCACAGAATTAAGAGTGCAAAGCCAAATTACAAGAGTAAGAACGCCAATCTATAACGACCGCCCAGAAGCATTAAGTGCGAATAAGCCGTTAAATCAGATTGACGAGCGTCAGCAAGAAATCGACATCTAGTCTTTAATTTCCATCAAGATTTTTAAACACCGTCGTTTGAAGAAATTCATTCGACAGGATTTTTGCAACCAAAATTTAGGGAGAACCAAAAAATGAGCAACAAAAAATACACCTACGACAACGGAAGAACACGCAAAGACCGTGTGAATGTATGGCAGTTAGAAAAACGTGTGAAAAAGTTGGAAGCGCAAATTCAAATCATCAGCCGTCATGTTAATCATCAAGCAGGATTAAACCAACAACAAGTGCTATTGAATGAAAGCCTTCACGACCGTGTGGCACTGCTTGAAAAAGCCAGTTGGAACAAGCAAGGGATGTTTGGTCGTTGGTTAAGTTGGGTGCAAGGTAAATAAGCAAGGGGGCGTGTGATGTACGTTTCAGGCAACGAAAGTGCGGCTGAAAAATACTGCAAAGAAAATCAAATTGCGGTTGAGCCTGTGCGAAGTTGGGGCGATTGCCGCCATGTGATCGGTAAAAGTCGCTATCGAGTGGAATACGCTTTCAACAATCTTACAAAATACGACAGAGAAAATCTGTTGGAGGGGGCAGAACTCGACATCAGTGATTTAGTTAGCAGCACATTTTCAGGCGAGAAACTACACCACTTCACCTTAAACGGGCGACGCAAAATTGGCAGGGCGTTTCGTTTCAAAGTACGGGAGCTTTCAAAAAAATTTCCGGAAGGCATTACCGAACGCGAATTCACATTGATTGATAAAGCATTGAATTAGGGGGAAGTATGGCAACCGTGATTTTAAGCCGTGGCGCATTGAGCATTGTCGCAAAGGAATATTATCAAAAACTCGATAAGGCACAGGAAAAAATTATTCGCTTACATCTATCACTTAGACAAAGGCGATGAAGAACAAGCAAGACAAGCATTTAATGAATTTATTGAAAACGGCGACTTGGCGACAAAAGCACGCCAAATCTTTTTACAAAAATACAGAGATTGGGAGCAATGGCAAGCCAATCCACGGAGAAAAACAGCATGAGAACAAATTCATCGCCTTTAGAACGGCAAGCGAAACTGCAGCAGAAGCAGAACGTGCAGAACAATATTTAAAAGCCGCACAATTTTGGCGCAAAGCCTATCAGTTAGCACCAAGTACACCGGATGAAGATTGGTGCTTTGCACGTGCAGATCGTTGTTTTAAAGCCGCCATTGAGACAGGCGCAATCAAGGTAAGAAAAAGCAGACAGTTAGATTTCAAGGATTTTTGGGAGAAAGGCAATGAGTGATTTTTTCATTGGATTAGCGGTGGTGATGTTGGGCTGTTTTATGGCCGCCGCCTTATTAGATGCCACCTTGTGTTGGTTGGCAAGTTGGATAAGTAAGCACTTTTAAGGAGAAAACAAAATGAGTACCGATATTTACATCAATTTAGATTGCGGCGCGGAATTGCAAATCACCAAGATTGGCGACCGATTTCAAGTGTTAGAAATCGTGGCAGATAGTGACGGTTGGCGAAAACAAAAAGCAAGAGTGATTGGGCGATTACACAACACCATCATTGGCGCAGTGAATGAAGTCCGCAACTTTGCCTTGGCACAATATGAAGTGCTTTCACTCACTGAAATGGAAAGTGCGATCAACTCAACCAATCAAGCCATTAAAGATTACTTTGATCAGCACAATGAATATTTAGCCAACTTACAAAGAGCATAGAAATAAAATGATGAACTGGGAGCAACAACGAGACAATAACATCGCTAAACGTGATTCAGCGATGGAAGAAGCTCGTTTGGCAAGAATGGAAAGTGCGGCTAAAACTCACCGCACTTTAGACTTGCCGCAAGCAACTGCCGCACAAATTGAGCTGTTTGCGGTTGCTCCTAATCATTTTGATTATGTTGAAAAACTGCTTTCAGATTTACCACGCAAACGCCAACGTGAACACTTCCGTAATGTGTGGTTGCGTGCTTATCGCAGTGTGAAAGATGATGGGTCAATTAGTTTTAGCTTAGGCAATAAACAAGCCCGCATTGCAAATACAACCTTGCGTGATGTTTTGACCAATCGTTTAGAAGCCGTTTTTGAGCAATATCACATTTCTGTTTCGTGGTTGCTTGAACGCAAACACTATTCAGCCAACTTGGCCATGCAAAAGCCTGTGGATAGTCAAGGCTTGCATTTTTATCTATTAGGCGAACGCCAATTAAAAGAAATCGCCTACAAACTCGCCTTGCACTTCAACGGATTGCAAAGCGATTTTGTGGAAGATTGTGCCAATCAAAAAGCCGTTGGGCTATTAAGTGCGGTCGATTTTTCACGTTTAAGCAGTGAACTGCACCGCCTTTGTGCTGATGTTTGCAAGAATATTGGCTTTCCACTTAAAAGCCAACACCGCCTTGAAGAAGGTAAACGCCTTTCTGTGCAACAACAAGAAGGTGAATTGTTGCGTGTGGTATGCGAAAAATACTGGTTCCGCACGTTACGCAGCACACAAAAACGCCTTATCGAGCATTTGGCGATTGGTTGCGGTGAAGTATCGGCAAAAGTTAGCCCTTACATTTCAACAGGTGCATTAAGCGATTACCGCAATCAACAAAAAGCCAATCTTGAATATTTAAAACAGATGATTATTGAAAACATTGACGATCCATCCGAACAGGTGGAATTGATGGCAATGTGGCAAAAATCTTCCAGTAATCCTGCCATCCGTTTTAACGAGATGATGAACCGCTTGCGTGGCGTGGACGAATGGGCAACGGAAAAAGGCTATGTGTCATTATTCCTTACCATGACCGCCCCTTCATCGTTCCATGCAACCCATAACAACGGCACAAATAACAAGAAATGGAAAGGTGCAGACCCACGCACAACGCACGCTTATTTAAGCAAGAATTGGGCGCAGTTGCGTGCATTGTTTGCTAAACGTGGCATCGGCTTTTTTGGTATGCGTGGCGTTGAACCACACCATGACGCCACACCGCACTGGCACTTGCTTGTGTATGTGAAAGCGGAAGATAAAGAAGAAGTGATCCGCTTATTCAAATCAAAAGCCTTAGAGTTAGACGGCGATGAATTCGGTGCGAAAAAACACCGTTGCCGTGTTGATGAAATTGACCCTGCAAAAGGTTCTGCCGTTTCTTATATTGCGAAATACATTGCCAAAAACATTTATGCGGGCAATCAAAAAGACGAAACATCGGACGAAGTGGAAGGATTGAAACTTGACGAAAACGTGCAACGTGTGCGTGCGTGGGCGAACCTTTGGGGCATTCGTCAATTCCAGTTTTACGGCAATCCGCCAATTTCTGTGTGGCGTGAATTACGCAAATTAGAGAAATGGCAGTTAGATGATGTAGATGACAAGACCATTGCAGACGCACAAGCGGTTTGTGATGTGTCTTGTTTTGCAAGCTATTTAGAGTTGCAAGGGGGCGCAATGGCTAAACGTGAAGATCAGCCTTTGTGCGTGGAGTATGAAGAAAGCGAGCCGAACCAATACGGCGAAACAAGAAAAAAAATTGTGGGGGTGAAAAATCGTTTCAGTTTTGCAAGCGTAAGAACCAAACTTAAAAATTGGGTTATCAAAAAAGGCACAGTGGCAGATGTTGCAACTGATGCCAATGCGGAGACCACCGAAACAAACAAGGAGCGTAGCGACGCTTGGACTTGTGTCAGTAACTGTAACCGTTCAGAAATTGAACAAAAGGTAAAAAATGCACTTTTACCTGTCGGTTTTATGATTAATCGTTCACAAATTGATCTATTAATCAAACATAAACGGTTACGGATTAATGACTTTCAGTGGATTTGTTATGAAAACGACAACGTTTTTATTAAAGAAGAAAAAATACCGCTCTTTTCTGTGAAAAAATTTAGTCAGAAAGTGACTGGATTTTGGGAAAGATTGGGGAAAAAGTAGGTGGATTATGGAAAAAGTTAAAAGAACAATGAAAGTAAAACAGTCAGTGGAACGGATATCTAATGGCGTAAATTCGCCAGTAAGAAAAATTGTACAAATTGCTATGTCGAATAATTTGAACGGCAATAGTTACATGGAAACAATGATTGCTTTGTGTGATGATGGTACTTTATGGCAAAGATGGGTTCAAATTACTGATGAACGATTTGAAGGTGGTGAATGGTTCAGACTTAATGATATTCCGCAGGATTAAGGAGAAAATAGCATGTTAGATTTAAAAGAACTTATTAAAAATATCGAAAATTGGGCAGAAGCTCGCAATTTGATTACGGGTTCTACGCCTAAGAGACAATTCATTAAATTATTAGAAGAATTCGGTGAATTGTGCAATGGAATATCAAAAGCAAAATTAGACGTTATCAAAGATAGCGTCGGGGATTGCTTTGTAGTTTTAACGATTATTTCAGCACAACGAAATCGTGATGAAATTAATATTGGTTCAATGGCAGTTGAACACCATCCAAAAACAACACTCACCGCAGATGATTGTGTGATTGAGTTGCTTCATGATTTAACTCGAATTAGCTGTGAACTAGACCGCAATACATCTCTTGAAATGTTATTTGGTAATATTGTTTTAGATTTAGTTGAAGTTTGCTATTGCTTTAATCTTGATTTAACAGATTGTGTGCAAGCGGCATGGGATGAAATCAAAGACCGCAAAGGGCGTATGATTGACGGCGTGTTTGTGAAAGAAGGTGATTTGTGATTACAGAGGAAAACACAATAAAATCCGAGCGCACTTTAACAATTAAGGAGGTTGCAAACCTCCTTAATTTAAGTTACAGCACCGTTTTTGCACACCGTTTTAAATGGGGCTTTTTCCAGATGGAAGGTTCAAAAGCTTGGCGAGTTTTTAGGGAAGATCTTGACCGTTGTAGAAAAAGAAAAAATAATGTCATCCGATTGGTTGGATTGACTGATATAAAAAATGGAGGAAAAAATAAATGTCAATCTACAAGAGAGGAAACACATATTGGCTCGATATTACAACACCGAGTGGCGAACGAATTAGACGAAGCGCTGGGACTGAAGTAAAGAAAAAGGCACAAGAATTACACGATAAGATCAAAGCAGAACTATGGGATATGGCGCACCTTAATAAGAAACCGCCTAAACTGTTTGAAGAAGCCTTGTTATTATTCGTGGAAGATGCCAAGTTGAAAAAGGATTTTGATACTAACCGCAGACACGCCATTTATTGGCGTTCTGTTTTTAGTGGTTGGAAGTTGAGCGATATTACAGGCGAAAATATTATGGATAATCTGCCTACATACTCCACAACACACAAAAAAGCATTATCGCCATCAACTAAAAATAGATACCGAACATCTATTCTAAGAGTGCTTTCACTCGCTTATAAAAATGGCTGGATTGATAGAATCCCTTATGTAAAAAAATTCGTTGAACCAAAAGTCCGTGTGCGTTGGATTACAAAAGAGCAAGCCACAACACTGATTTCAAATTTGAATTTGGCGTGGATGAAAAATGTTTGTTCTTTTGCTTTATTCACTGGCGCGCGTATGACAGAGATTTTATCAATGACATGGGATAAAGTGGATTTTGAACGTAGTATCGCGATTGTTTCAAATGATGTAGCAAAATCAGGTAAAGCAAGAGCATTACCGTTGAATAACACTGCTTTGGATTTATTGCAAAAATTATACCAAACTCGCCGCAGTGAATTTGTTTTTCATCGTGGTACTGATAAACAAATTGGGCGTATTGATTGGCATGATTTCCATCAAGCATTAGAAAAAAGCAATATTCATAATTTTCGCTTTCATGATTTGCGCCACACTTGGGCAAGTTGGCACGTTCAAGCAGGAACGCCACTTTACACGCTAAAAGAAATGGGCGGTTGGGAAACGTTAGAAATGGTGAAAAAATATGCCCACTTAAACGCTGACCACATGATTGAGTTTGCGAATAATGTCACATTTACGCCACACGAAGATGACGATTTTTCACAAGAAAATTTTTACAATATAGTAAATTATTGA